ACAATTATTTTATTAATAATCCTAATTTATAATTATTATAAAAATTTTTATTATTAATAACTCCGCACAAAATTGTGGAGTTTATCAATATGGAAAAAGATTTGGAACAATTTTATCTAAATCTAAAAAATACAATTTTATGTATTATGAAGTAAATTCAGAAGAGGAATTTATTAAATTATATGAAGTTCATAAACCTGAAATTGTAATTTATAATTATGTGGTTGAAACTATGCCATGGTTAGAAGAAAGCTTAATCCATAGATTAAGGAATCAAGGTGTGAAACAATATGCAATTGTTCATGTCGTTTACTATAATGTATTTGATTATTATTTGCATCAAAATCCATATCATCCATACTTAGATGATAGAAATTTTGCTTTAGCCAGACCTTTATTTGATTATCAATTCCCTAAAATAGAAAAAGATGATGATACTTTGCATATAGGAACTTTTGGATTTGGATTTAATAGTAAGTATATTGATCAAATTTGTAAAATTGTAAATGAACAAATAACTGATAGAAAAGTTCAAGTTAATTTGCATTTGACAGAATCTCATTATTATCCAAATTGGGATACAATAGAAACAATAATAAAAGATTGTTATAATAATATTACTCATAATAATATTAAATTGAATATAACTCATAATTTTTTGAATGATGAAGAAATTTTAAACTTTCTTTATAAGAATGATTTAAATATTTTTTTATATGAAAACTATGGGGATCTTTACAATGGTATTTCTTCTACAATAGATTACGCACTTTCTGTTAAAAAACCAATAGCAATTTGCGAAAGTAATATGTTTTCTCATATTTGGGATGTTCAGCCGTCTATTTGTATAGAAAAGAATTCTTTAATAAATATTATTAATAATGGATTTGAACCATTGGAAGATAAATGCAATTCTTGGACCAATGAAAATTTTATAAGTATATTAGAAAATATCATTGAACAAAAAAAATAAAATTCTAATGAAAAAATTAAAATGTCTTCTTATTGGAAATTGTCAAAATAGTGGCTTAATGTATTATTTATCTCAAAGTAAAGAGTTTAATGAAACTTATGAGATGAAACAATATACTAACTGGCAGTTAATAAGAAATAACTGCGAAGTTCCTATGTCTGATATTCAAAATGCGGATTTGTTTATCTTTCAACCTTTAAAAATTGTTCATGGTTGTTATTCAACCGATCCAACAGTCGAAGGTTCTATAGGTTCGTATGTAAAAGATAAATGCATTAAAATATCGTATCCTTATGTTTTCTCGTCATCAATGTGGCCTTTAGCTCAAACAGCTCGCAATCAAAATGTATGGGTTGGGGGAGAAGTAATTGAGCAATTAATTACTGATGGATTAAAAAAAGATGATATTTTAAAACTCTATCATAAAAATAAAATTGATTGGAACTATAAAAATAGATTTAAAAAAAGTATTGATATATTAAAAGGAAAAGAATCAATAACTGATATAAAAATTTCGAATTTTATTGAAAAAAATATTTCGGAAAGATTTTTATTTTTAACCCCTCATCACCCTACAAGTATAATATTTTTAGATATTTCTAATCAAATTTTAGAAAAATTAGGTATGCAAAAGTTAAATCTTGAAGAAAACGCGATAAAAAATGTGAATCAAGTTGGTTTACCTGATTCGATATATAGTCATTCTTCTAATATGCACCCTTTACATATTTCTTTTATTTCAGAATTTGATATAAAATATGGTAACGATTATCTAAATGGATCGCAGAATTTTTATGAGGAAAGAATCTCTAACTATCTTTATTTAAATAAACATGAATAATATATGAATATTGTAGAAAAAAAAAATTAAATTATGAATGAATTTTATTCAGATGCAAAACAAGATCAATTCGCTACAAATATTTTAGATTTTAAAAAAAATGGCTATTGCGTAGATATCGGTAGTTGTCACTCAATTATTTCAAATAATACTTATTATTTCCAAAGTTTAAATTGGAAATCTATTACTGTTGAAATTCAATCTATTTATAATGAAAGCTATGCATCTAGAAGAAATGGAATACATTTAAATGCGAATGCATTGGAAGTAGATTATAAAAAAATATTTGAAGATTATAAATTTCCCAAAAATATAGATTATCTTTCTTTAGATATAGATGCTCTTAGTATTGATGTTCTTAAAATTCTACCTCTTGATAATTATAGATTTAAAGTAATTACGCTTGAACATGATGGTTATCTTTATGGAGATAAATATAGAAGCGAGCAAAGGAGTATTCTTTCTTCTTATGGGTATTTACTTCTCTGTTCTAATGTGTATGTTGAGCAGCCGGGATATGAAGGTAAAGAGTACCCTTTTGAAGATTGGTGGATAGATCCTTCTGAATTTGATCAAGAGTTAATTGAAAAAATAAAATGTCATAATAAATTTCCATCAGAGATTATATCTAATTTTTTATAATTTTTATAATTTAATTACATTAGAAATTAAAAAACATTCTAAGAGAAACTTTAATGCAGATAAAATTTATATAATGTATATATTAATTCAATTTTACGGGTGAAAACCAATAATAAAAAAACGAATTAAAAATTAATTTTTATTTAATTATGTCAACAAAAAAACTTTTGATTGAATATTCAAAAAGTATTCGTAATCCAAATACGGATAAAGCTTCTTTTCATGCTTACGAAGAATTTTACCCTAAAATTATTGACGATTTAAAAGGATTAAAAGCTAATATTTTGGAAGTAGGTATAGCTTATGGTGCATTTTTACAATTTTTACACGAGGCTCTTCCTGATGCTAAATTACACGGTATGGATATTAATTATAATTATATTAATAGTGTAGACGCGGACTTTTCTTATGTTGACTTTCTTACATCTGGAGATCAAACTGATGCTAGTATTTTTAAGGATATTCCTATGATGGATCTCATCATTGATGATGCTTCCCATATCTCTTCGAATTCTATTTCTACTTTTAATATTCTTAAAGAAAAAATAAAACCCGCAGGACTTTATATTATAGAAGATGTTTGGTTCGAGCAATTATCAGAATATCCCTATGAGTTTTTATCTCAATTCGAAATTGTAGATTTGCGCCATCATAAAGGCAGGGCCGATGACATATTGCTCGTTTATAAAAAATGACTTCGACAGTAATTACAGCTCTTTTTGATATAGAACGAGAATCTGCTGGAGACGGTAGGAAAATTGACGATTATCTTATTTGGCTTGACAAAACTCTTAAGTTAAATGTTAATATTGTTATATTCACAGAGCCAAAATTTAAAGATTTTATTTTAGCTAGAAGGTCTACGGATAATACTAAAGTTATAATATCTAACTTGGATTCGGTGCCTTATTTTAAATATAATTCTGCTATAGAATCTGTTTTATCTAATCTAGATTATCAATCTAAAATCAGAGACTCCAATAGAATAGAATGTCGCTTATCTCTGTATAATGTTATACAGTATTCTAAATTTGAATGGATAAGAGAGGCAATCCAAAATCAGTATTTTGATACTGAATTTTATTTTTGGATGGATGCTGGGTGTAGTCGATTTTTTGAAAATTTTGATACCGAAAAAGCTTGGCCTCAAAATTACAATATAATTAATTTTAATAAATTTAATTGTCAAGGTAATATTAACACTTCAAAATATGAAAATAATTGGCCGGGAGAAGATTATTATATTTACGAAAATAATTGTTTTATAGTAGGAACATTATTTGGAGGAGGTAAAGAAATTTGTATTAAAATAGCAGATTTGGTTCGCGATAAATTCGAATATTTTTTATCAAAACAAATAGTTAATAACGAACAAATTATTCTTGGTATTTTATATCAAGAAAATAAAGATAATTTTAGTGTAATCACTTATTTAAACGGACACCACCTTCCGTTTTTTTCAATACTTGGATAAAATTAAAAAAATAACTATCTGTCTTAATTGTGGTTGTTCTCATGATGTAGTGAATTACCAAAAAAAACTGTTAGAACCTCTAGAAAATGTATATGATGTTCGTTGGAATAATCGTATAGATAGACATCCAGATGTTTACAGAAGTTTTAGTAGATTAGTTAATCATTCTATAGATACATCTTTCACAGATACAATTATTATAATAAATGATAGATGTCATCCTTTACCAGAACACATTTATAAAATGGTAAAACTATTAGAGGATGGTTTTTCTTATGTATATTTGTACAATGCTGGATTTTTTGGTTTTCGTAAAAAAATTATAGAAAAAGTGGGATGGTGGGATGAAAGGCATTTAAATGGAGATATTTCAGATCAAGAATTGGCTATACGTTTAAAAGAGGCTGACTTAGCTTTTTACGAAGCTCAAGAAGTACGATATGATCAGCATTGGAAGTCGCCACTTCAGAACAATGAAGAGTACCCTGATGGCATTAAACATTTTGAAAAAAAATGGACTTTTACAGATAGCACAGTATATAGAAAAATTGCTGAAGAATATTATAACTATTCTTTGTACAAAGAAGATGAATTAAATATTCCATTAAAAAAATGGAATGATTCAATATTAAATATAAATTATGTACCGAACAGTAATCCTTCTAGATTTGTATATAATAAAAACATTGTATCTTTAATATGAAAAAAGTAATAATAGACTGTGGATCGAATCTAGGCCAAGGATTATATAATATTGCTAGACAATATAATGTTAATGGTAACAATTGGGAAATACACGCCTTCGAAGCTAACCCTGAAACCTTTAAAAGATTAGATCAAAATATTAAAAATAACAATTGGTTATCAGACTATTGCGAGAATGTAAATTTATATAATAAAGCTGTATGGGTAGAAAACTGTGAAAAAGAAATAACTTTAGAGTATTGTCCTTTTGAAAAAGGTTGGGTTGGTGGAGCTACAAATATTATGGAAAATAATTATAAAAAACCTGATTATTTACATGATTGGCAAATTGAAAAAGGCAATAAAATTGAATGCATAGATTTCAGTGATTTTATTAAAAAATCTTTTGATAAAGATGATTATATTGTGTGTAAGATGGATATAGAAGGGGCTGAATATGAAATTATTAAAGACATGCAAGATAAAGGTGTACTATCTTATATAAATGTTTTATTTGTGGAGTGGCATAATCGTTTGTTGCACGATAAATACGATCAAAATTATATTGAAAGTTTAATTGCGAGCAACAATATAGAATTAAAACCTTGGGGATAAAAGAATGAAAAGAATATTAATTACAGGAGGACTGGGTTTTATAGGAGTACATTGTATCGAAAAATGGGCATCAGAAGGTTGGGAAGTTTTTGTAATAGATAATTTATCTTCAAATTCAATTAACGAAAAAGAAGCTATTAAGAAAGGTGTTTCTGAAGTTATCATTGAAGATGTAAAAAAAATAAATTGGCGCGCTCTACCAAAATTTGATTTAATACTTCATTTAGCATCTCCAGTTGGTCCGATTGGAGTTCTTAAACATTCTGGCGTTATGGGCCGTATCATCTTAGATGATATTTATTCTGTTATAGATGGGTCTAATAATAATAAGTGTCCACTCTTATTTGTTTCAACATCTGAAGTTTATGGGTATAGAGATTACAAAAGTTATTTAAAAGAAATTGACGATAAAGTTTTAAAAGGTAAATTTACAGTACGAAATGAGTATGCAATAGCAAAGCTTCTTTCCGAAATTATTTTATCTAATCAAGGCAAAATAAACCAAGATTTTAAATACCAAATTATTCGTCCATTCAATGTCACAGGCTCACATCAATTGCCTGATGGAGGTTTTGTTTTGCCAAGATTTGTATCCCAAGCTATTTCGGGGGAAGATATTACAGTTTATTATTCAGGTCAACAAATTCGAGCATTTACTTGGGTTAAAGATATAGTAGATGGCATATATTTAACTTCTATTGCTCCAGAAGAATATTGGAATGAAGAGTGGAACATTGGTAATGAAATGAATGAGCAAACAATTTCTTATCTAGCTGAAAAAGTTAAAAAAATTACAGACACATCATCTCAAATAATACATATTGATCCTACGGAACTACATGGATCACTCTTCGCTGAAGCTCCTGAAAAAATACCAGATAGTACGAAAATTAAAACTTTTCTTGGTTGGAAGCCTACTAAATATGTTGACGACGTAATTGAAGAAGTTATATCTTTTTATAGAAATAGAAGTTCTTTTCTATAGTGAAATAATTTTTTTTAGCAGTGGGCCCTGTAATTGCATATACTATAATATGTACTAAATAATATATTCTACTTTCCATTTTTTCTAAATTTTATAAATGAAAATATCCATTATTGGTCCCGGTATTATGCCAATCCCTCCTTTAGGATGGGGAGCTGTAGAATCTCTTATATGGGATTACAAAATAGAATTAGAGAGATTAGGACATAATGTCCAAATAGCTAATAATTCTAATTCTTTTCTGAATATAGAAGAGATTAATAATTTTGAACCTGATTTTGTTCATTTGCAGTATGATGATTTTGCAAACATACTACCTTTTATAAAATGCCCTTATAAAGCTATTACTAGTCATTATGGATATATAGAACAATTTCAAAAGCATCCTGAGTATCATCATATTCTAAAATCATTTATTGACGGAGATTTTTATATATTTTGTTTATCGGAATCTATAGCGAATGTTTATAAATCTTTAGGTATAAATTCTGAAAGATTAAAAGTCATCCCTAATGGAGCAAGAAGCGATGCTTTCAAGTATAATGAGATTTGCTTTCTACCAGATAAGTCTATTTATTTAGCTAAAATAGATTATCGAAAAAGACAATATTTGTTCCAAGATTTAAATTTTATAGATTTTGTTGGGAATAATCATGATTCTCGATTCAATAATAATTTATCTAATTATTTAGGGGAGTGGTCTAAAGATACATTATATAATAATCTTACCAATTATGGAAACTTAGTTCTTTTAAGTGATGGAGAAGCTGATCCTTTAGTTACTAAAGAGGCTATGATGGCTGGACTTGGATTAGTAATTTCTGAATATGCGACTGCTAATTTGGATTTAAATCTTCCATTCATATCTGTAATAGAAGAAAGTAAAATGAGCGATATAGAATATGTTTCTAAAATTATCAATTCTAATAGAGAGTTGTCTGTTTCAATGAGAAATGATATTAGAAAATATGCTTTGGAAAATGTTTCTTGGGAAGTTGTAGTTCCTAAATATATCAATACAATACGATCTTTATTAAATTAATTATAAAAATAAAGATTGCCTTCGTATATTATTTTTTCCAGAATGGATAAGAATTTAGAACTTGACAAATAAAAAAAGTGTTTTAGTTTTGAACTTAAATGAATAATTTAAAAGAAACTTATTATGGGAAAAAAATAGATACATCTAATATATTGAATATAGATGAAGCTGTTAGTATACGAAATGGTAAGCCCTGTATAATCGTAACAGGTGTTACAGGTCAAGATGGAAGTCATATGGTTGACTATTTACTTGAAAATACAGACTTTTTAATTTTTGGAGGAGTAAGAAGATTAAGTGTTTATAATCATGAAAATATTAAACATATAGATTCTGATAGATTTCATCTTATTAATTTTGATTTAACTGATCCACATGCTATTTCTAGGATTGTAGAAAAATTACTTCCTGATTATTTCATCAATTTCGCTGCTCAAAGTTTTGTTGCTAGTAGTTGGGATTTCGCTAGACAAACATGGCAGGCTAATTCTACAGCTGTGCTCGATATATTAGAAGCTATCAGATTGTATAAACCTACTTGTCGTTTATATCAAGCTGGATCTTCTGAAGAGTTCGGTAATGTTTGTTACTTCCCTCAAGACGAGAATCATCCTCTACGTCCTAGAAGTCCTTATGGAGCAAGCAAGGCTGCTTCTAGACAGCTTGTAAAAGTTTATAGAGAATCTTACAATCTTTATGCTATTCAAGGCTGGCTATTTAATCATGAAGGAACGAGAAGGGGTGAAGAATTTGTCACTAGAAAAATATCTAAAAAAGTTTCTTCTATAAAATATTGTATAGATAACTCTTTAGATTTCTCCCCTTTAGAATTAGGCAATATAGATGCTAAAAGAGACTGGAGCGATGCTGAAGATTTTATGGATGGAGTATGGAGAATGTTAAATCAAGACATTTATAATAAAGATTATTCAGGTATTCCCAATGAATATGTTTTCTCTTCTAATGAAACACATTCTATTAGAGAGTTTGTTGAAAAAGCTTTTCTATATATTGGTTTAGATGGTTATTGGGTAAATCTGACTGGAGACCCGAGAGATGAAAAATTTGTAATTTTCACTGTCAATGGTACTCAAAAAGTATTGATGCAAATTAATGAAAAATTTTATCGCCCAGCTGAAGTAGAAACTTTATTAGGAGATAGTTCATTAGCTAGAAAAAATTTAGGTTGGTCTCCAAAATGCAACTTTGATCAGCTTGTGAATAAAATGCTTAAGTCAGATATAGAGTCTTTCAATAAAACAGCTTGACTTTTCTAAAAAATTCTATAACATAATTTTGTTATGACGAATTTCCAAAAAAATGTTTCTAATTTTATGAAAGCTGTAGGCCAAAGTTGCCCTGAATCCCCAACTACTCCAGATAATCTTACAAGAGTCTTGAGGATTAGCTTGTTAATAGAAGAGGTTCTAGAGCTAGCTGAGGCTAGCGGGGTAAAGGTCTGCCTTTTTAATGATGACACTCCCCTTTCTGTAAATGATTTTAACTACAATATAGAAGGAGAAGTAGATTTAGTTGAAATCGCAGATGCTCTAGCTGATATTAATTATGTTTCTGCTGGAGCAGCCTGTTCTTATGGCTTAGATTTAGAACCTTTTGAAGACGAAGTTTGTCGATCTAATAATTCTAAAATCGTAAATGGTTTTCGTAGAGAAGATGGTAAATGGCAGAAAGGTCCAGATTATAGCCCTGCTAATTTAGCTCCTATTTTAGAAGAGCAAATTTTGAAAAATAGTAAAAACTAAACTATCTGTATGAAAGCTGAATTATTAAATTACTTTGGAAACGATCTCATGGTCGTAAATGCTGCTCGGGTAAGTTACGGTAAATCAAAAGATAATATAGATCAAAAAGATGAAAAGCTGATTAATTTTCTAGTAGAGCATAAGCATGTCGCTCCATTCAGACATGCTCAATTACAGTTTAGAATTGAGTGTCCTATTTTTGTTGAAAGGCAGCTTTTTAAACATCAAGTAGGAATGTCTGCTAATAGTATTAGTGGAAGATATGTTGATTTTAGTGATAATTATTTTACTGTAAAATCTTTAAGAAAACAATCTAAATCTTCTAAGCAGGGTAGCGAAGGAGAATTAGATAGGCCAGATTTGATAGAGAAGATGAATAGTCTAGTGGAGCAGTCTTCTCAATTATATAAAGATCTATGTGATGCCGGAGTAGCGAAAGAACAGGCTCGTATCATTCTCCCTTTGTGTTTAGAGACGCAATTTATTTGGACTGGATCTCTACTAGCTTTTATGCATTTCTGGGCTCTTCGATTAAAAAGTGATACTCAGGAAGAAACAAGACTATTAGCTTTAGAAATGTTAAATCTTGTTAAAAATATAGATGGAGAACCATTCGCTTTAACATTAAAAGCTTTCAATCTTTAAATTTTCTGATTGACAAAATCTATTAGTGTGCTAGTTTAAATCTCTATCAAAAAATTTAAAACCTTAAATAGGTTTATTATAATATGAAAAAACTAAATAAAGAAAAAAATACTATTGTAGACACTCAAAAATCTCGTGAAGCTGAAAAACAGCCTTATTATCTAAACCATAAGGGTCGTTTTATTGGTCTCAAGACTCGTTCTTCTCGTGGAGAAAAAAGTTATTGCGCAAAGATTGTCCGTATCACTGAAAATTATGTAACATTCATTAATGTAAATGATCAGTCTTTGGTAAAAGTTTCTAAAAATTCTATCATTTAATGATTTATGTCCAAATTAGAAACATGTTTACATAAATCGCAAGATCAAGTTGAATATGGGCCTTCTTGTTGTCAGTCAAAAAGATCTGTTGGGTACTACTGTTTAGAAAGAGGTATCCACGGATTGACAGAAGAGGTTTGTAATGCTTGCGATTTTTACGCAAATAAAACTGTAGAAGAAGAAACTCCGTTAGAAATTAATCCATCCGAATAATATGCCATCCAAAAGAAAAGACGACTCATCAAGCGAGACAGGTTCAAAAGACATGCTCTCTTCATTCTTAAAAGACAATGAAGATAATCACTTTAACTATTTGCAGCCTGATGAAGTCACTGTTTCTTCTGGATCTCTAAATCTTGACGCTCTTATCAAAGTACGCTCTGGCTCTTTTGTCAGAGTTTGCGGTAAAGGTAGCGAGTTAGGTAAAACCTCTCAATGCTTTGTTTTTGCTCAGAATTATATGGACAAGATCGAAAGATCTAAGACCATTTTTATAAAAGCGGAAGCTCGTCTCACACCAGAGATGCAGAAAAGAACTGGGATGAAATTTGTTACAGACCCTACTAATTGGGAGTATGGAACAGTGTTCGTCTTTAGTTGCAATGTATTTGAAACAATTGCTTCTCTTATCGAAAGCATTCTTCCTAAAATGCATGAAGCTGGAGAAAAGCTTTGTATCATCCTCGATTCTTTAGATGGTGTTATTCTCAAGTCAGACAAAGAAAAGAATCTCTGGAATGGAGATGAGAACATTAAAGTTGCAGGTGTTCCTCTCTTGACTAAAATTCTATTCAAAAGATTGGCTCTAAAGATAGTGCACTTCGATGCTTTATTTCTGATTACAAGCCAGTATACAGCAGAGATTAAACTAGATCCTTACAGTAAAACCCCTCCAAGACAAAGCGATGGAGCTGGAGGATCTGCTATCAATCACCAGAGCGATATAACTCTTTCATATCAACCCAGATATGGAGGAGATTATATCCTTGAGAAACCTAACGATAAACCTGACCCAATAAAGAATAAAACTTTAGGAGTTTACGCTACTATTGAAATCAAAAAGTCTTCTACAGATGTGACGGGTTCGAAAGTTAAAATTCCTATCAAAAAAGGTAGAAGTGGATGTGCTATTTGGGTAGAGAAGGAAGTAGTTGATATGATTATTGCTTTTGAGCTGATTTCAAAAAAGGGGGCATGGTATTCATTCTCTGAGTCTATTATTTCATTAGCCAAAAATGATGGAGTAGATATTCAAATGCAACACCAAGGCATTGCTTCTGTTTACGATTATATTGAAAACAATAAAGATGTATTCGAATGGTTGCTTAAAAAAGTTAAAGAGATTATTTCATAATGCTGCTTACTAAGCTGCATGGCTTTTCTAAAGTCAATGTCCCTTCTAAGTCTAATGTGGATTGGGACAAGAAAGTTTCTGCTCCTCAATTTAAGGTTAAATCTTTTCTCCAAGATTTTTGGAAAAATGATGTAATTGTTGAAGAGTTCATTATACCCGGAAGTAAATTCAGAATTGATTTATTTAATTTCTCTAAAAAAATAGCTGTAGAAGTTAGTCCAGACGAGTATCATAATTCTTTTAATAAATGGCTTCATAAAGATCGACAGAAGTTTCTTTCTAAAATTAAAGCTGACGAATTAAAAAAAGAATGGTGTATAAAAAATTCTATAGAATTAGTAGAACTTTTTAATGAAGATATAAATAATTTGTCTGTTGACTATTTTGAGAAAAAATATAATATACTACTTTACTAACACGACATTAATACGACACTAATAAGTCACTATAGGTCACTATTGGAGCACTAAAACAGCATAGCACGACATTAACACGACACTGAAATGAAAGAACTCGAAGAAATCATTGAATCAATTAAAGCTGAACGACAAAAGCAGATAGATAAAGGCTATAATGCCGAACATGATTCCAAGTATCAAAATGGAGAGCTCTCTTTAGCTGCTTTAGTTTTGGCTGGTTATGCTAATGGGCAGAATACAAAGAAAGAAGAAACTCTTAAAGTTGCTAAAGAAATGTGGCCATTTGGAGAATTCGTTCCTGATGATTCTGATATAAACAATATTATTAAAGCTTGTTCGTTAATGATTGCTGAAATACAAAGGATATCAAAATGAATTGTTCTATAGCTGCTTTTAAAAATGGCGTACCATTTGCTATTAAAATATCATTAGAAAATGGTCATCTTGTGGTGGAAAGAAATGGCGATAAATATTCTATTGTTATAGGTAGTTTACAGCAAGTCTTGTCATTTTTTAAATGAAATGGATTACAGCAAATGGGAATATACGTCCGCTTTCTGAAAAAAAATATTCTATAAAATGGAATGGAGAAAGTTTAAGTTTATTTCAATTTAATGTAAAACAATTCTTCAAAAAATATTGGATTAAAGATATTGTAGGAGAAGAGGTTCTTATCCCTCAAACCCGTTTGCGAGTCGATATTGTTAATTTTTCTAGGAAAATTGCAGTCGAGGTAAACGGGTTATTTCATGTAGAGTATACGCCTTATTTCCAAAACTCTGTCGAAGATTTTGAGAGGCAAGTATATAGAGATGTTCTAAAAGAGCATCTTCTCGAAAAAAATGGATTTGAAGTAATAGAAATCTACGAAAAAAATATGCCCTTAAAAGAAAAATGGGTTGAAAAAGTTTTTGGATCTCATATACTAAAGTAATACTATGCTCATATCAGAATTTCCTATCTCGAATAGAACAAAAAATGTTTTAATTCAAAATGGTTTCCTTTCAGAAAAAGACTTATCGGATAAGTTTTTGGAAGATTTGAAATCTCTTGAAGGAATGGGAGCAAAAGGTTTAGTAGAAATAAGGGAGTACTTGCATGGCAAATTTGGAATTGTTTTAAAGCACAAGCCTAAACCAAAAAAAGTTTCTAACCCAAAAGATGCAAGATCTGTCGTTTTGCATTTTCTTGGTCATCGACCTAATATCTTTTGGCCTAAAGAGATGTTGACAGCGAACAAACTTCTTGCTATTTTCGATTTGAAAACTCTTCAGAATGTCGTTCCTAGTGAAAAGGCTTATAGTCTTTTGTATTATCTCTGCGAAGATGGCCGAAAATACATTAGAACATATTTACCTAGCATTAAAAATGTAGAAGAGAGCATTGAGAAACCTATTGAAGTTTTAGAAGAAGTTCAATTAGACCTAGATCTCAGTGTAAAAAAACCAAAATCATTAAAAGATTTTTTATTTAAATGAGTAATACTAGAATTTCAACTCCTCAAGAACAAGAGCGTGCATGTTTAGCTGGCTTTATTAAATGGCCAGACAATGTTGCTGATTATGCATCTGTTCTTAAACCTACACACTTTGACAACAAAGTTCATGCAGCTATATTTTCTGCTATCCTATCTATTTACGCTCAGAGTTCAACTGTCGATAAATTATTAGTAGTTGAGAAATTGACAGCTATTGGTCTAAAATCTTTTGAGGACTTAAACATAATTGATTATATTGATTGTTTATCTCAGATGGAAATAAGAGAGCAGTCTCTTCCTAATTTTATTGCTAATGTAATCAAATATGATTTTGCAAGAAAGGCTGATAAATCTCTTGATGAAGGTAAAGTAGAGATTCGAAGCAATATTGATAAGTCTCTTCCTGAATTAGCAAATGTTGTAGAGACTACTCTTAAGAATGCTGGCACAGAGAATGTAGCTGACGAGGAGAAACCTATTGATGTGTTTTCTTCGATGCAGGAGACCGTTCTAGACTGGGCTAATAATCCAAGGCCAGTATGTCTTAAAACTCCATTCCCAATTTTTACAAAAATGTATGGAGGCCCTAGCTTCGGTGATTTGTTTGTTATTGCTGCTGGTCCAAAGGTTGGTAAGAGTACGTTTGTAAACTTCTTGGCTTATGAAGTCGCTGGTCTAGAAGAGAATAATTGTTTAGCTTTAGTACTGGATACTGAGCTGGAAACAGATCGTATTATTGCTAGAAATCTTTCTGCTATTTCTGGCGTTAATGAATATAAAATCAAAACAGGTAAATTTCTTAATAATCCTGTAGACAAGAACAAAGTTTATGCAGCTTTAAATTCTTTGGAAAAATATAAGGGAAGAGTTCACCATAAGTATGTAGCAAATAAATCTATTGATGAAGTTATTTCTATTGCTAAAAGATGGTACGTTCAGAATGTCAAGAATGGAGAGAATGTTCTTCTTATTTATGATTATTTGAAATCTACTCAAGA